ACATGGTAGAGGCATCCCCGGGGGTCGCGCGTAGCCTATTGTATGTACAATACGTGAAGAAATTTTCTAAGAAAAATTCCTGAGATGTAAAATTGACACCAAGACAAAATAAAACCCCCTAGGGAAATACCTAGAGGGCAGAATCTGGATGTGGTTACCCCAAGTAAATACTTAAAGTAAGGGTAGTTGTTTATCTAGTAATACTTATAGGGGAATCCGGAAAGGATAATTTATTATAGCAATTAACCCCACACCTGTCAATAGTGACGTAGCGTCATTTAAACTTTTTTAAGAAATTAATTAAAATGTATTGACACCGTAATATATACTGTGCTATTATAGCGCAAGTGATTCGTTTTTATCTAGGGAATAACCATGTTCACCTTCGAGCAACTCAAGACTTCAAATGGAATAACAAGAACTAAAAGTTTGTTCTATGAGTTATCCTATCACGATCCTGAGTACGCCATCTTTACAACTAAAGAGAAAGACATTAAAGTCAACGGACGAACAATGGTCTCTCTCCAACAGCTATACGTTTCAATGGTACCTAACGATCCAACTGAGTACGAGTTTGCTCAAGCGGTCTTTGGTTCATGGGATGTATGGGAAAAGATAAAGAAGGCTCCACAACTCTCTGTCTTCATCAAGAAGTGGCAGAACGAAGTTGAGGTAAAGGTTAAGTCACAAGCTATCCAAGCGATTGCAATGGAAATGAAAGAGGGTGGACGTAGTTCATTCAGTGCAGCTAAGTTACTTTTAGAAAAAGGCTGGCTGGACAAAGACAATGCTTCTCAGGCAAAGAAGAAGCTACAACAAAAAGAACAGCATGACCAAGACAAACAGGCACTGGCTTTGCTGTCAGAGGATGCCGACAGGCTAGGGATTAAAATTCAGTAATGGCAAAGAGACCTTCTATAAGCACTATTTCGTCAGGGTACGCTTCTACGACTACCCTTAACTCTAATTTCGAGGCTCTTCAAGAAGCCTTCGATAACACAATATCACGTGATGGGTCTACACCCAATACGATGTCAGCTGACTTAGATATGAACGGTAATGATATTATCAATGCCTCTTCTCTTGTTGTCGGCGGTGTAGACTACTTAGCGCAATCTCTTGCATATAAAAATGCAGCTGAGGCTGCAAAGGTAGCTGCCGAATTAGCATACGATAACTTCGATGATCGGTACCTAGGCGTCAAGACATCTGACCCATCTACAGACAACGATGGTAACGCTCTTTTAGATGGTGCATTATTTTTTGATACCACCCTTAACGTACTGAAAGCATACGACCAAGGTAACACTGTATGGAAACGTACAACACCTACCACAGCTGAACAGGCGAACATTGATGCAGTCACAGCTATTTCTTCAGATGTGACGACAGTTGCAGGTATTAACACCAATGTTACTACGGTTGCTAACTTAGAGAATAATGTAAATACTGTAGCTGGTAACACTTCTAATATTAATACAGTAGCTGGCAACACTGCTAACGTCACAACAGTTGCAGGTATCGACGCCAATGTGACCACAGTTGCTGGGATTGCATCTGATGTAACTACGGTATCCAATAACAATAGTAACGTAACAACAGTTGCAGCCAACAATGCAAACGTAACTACTGTTGCGGGTATCGACAGTAATATTACTACGGTTGCTGGTATTTCAGCTAACGTAACCTCAGTCGCGAATAACGAGACTAACATTAATGCGGTTGTTTCTAATAGTACTAATATCAACACAGTCGCAACCAATAACGCTAACGTAACTACAGTCGCAGGAATATCAAGTGACGTAACAACGGTTGCAGCTGATGGGACAGACATTGGTGTGGTCGCTGGTATTTCATCGGACGTTTCAAATGTCTCAGGAATATCAGGCAACGTAACAACAGTCGCTGGCATTAGTGGTAACGTAACTTCAGTTGCTAATAACGAGACTAACATTAACACTGTTGTCAGTAATCTTAGTAACGTAAATAGCTTCGCGAACAAATACCGCATCTCCCCCAGCGCACCGACGACATCCCTCGACAGTGGTGACTTGTGGTGGAATAGCGCAGCTAACGAGTTACGGGCTTACAACACCACCGTAGGTGCATGGCAAGCTACAGCCCCAACGGCAGCAAACCAAGCGGCAATTGATATTGTAGCTGGTGATATTGTTTACTCAGAAGACTTAGGTTCAATCACAACGCCAGTTACCACGGGGCAAGGTAATTCAATTACACTTGTTGGTGATTCTATAAATGACGTAACTACAGTTGCGGGTTCAATTGCTAACGTCAACACAACAGCTGGCTCTATCGCCAATGTTAATTCTGTCGCTGGCAATGAGACTAATATTAACAGTGCCGTGAGTAACGAAACGAATATTAACAGCGTTGTTAGTAATGAGGCCAATATCAATTTAACAGCTGGGTCTATTGCCAATGTTAATTTAGTTGGAGGCTCTGTAGCCAACGTCAACACAGTAGCAGCTTCTATAGCCGACGTTAATCGTTACGCTGCACAATATACCATTTCAGCAAGCGCACCATCCTCCCCCGACTTCGGGGACTTGTGGTACGACAGCGCTGCTAACACCCTAAAGTATTACACAGGCTCAATATTCGCATCGATTTCTGCGGGTATCGCTTCAGTCGCAGGTGACACATCACCACAACTAAGCGGCACCTTAGATGCCCAAAACAACAACATCACAAACGTAGGTACCATATCGGGTTCTAACCTTCAGCTAGACTTTGGAGGTCTATAAACATGAGTAAACTATTACAACTTCGTGGCGGTACGACCGCTGAACACACTTCGTTTACAGGCGCAGTTCGTGAGGTAACTGTAGACACAGACAAAGACACGCTGGTCGTACATGATGGAACTACCGCTGGTGGTCATGTTCTGCCACGGACAAAAGCTGATATTGATGCACTTAATATCAACGCAGATACCCTAGACGGGAAGCAGCTTGCTACTATCGAAAGTGAGTATCAGGCTTTTGCAAACACAGCGGCAGCTAACGTAGTAGACAGCGCACCAGCTACACTGGATACTCTTAATGAACTAGCGGCTGCTCTAGGTGATGACCCTAACTTTGCGACTACTGTTAGCAATAGTATTGGCACAAAACTGAATGCTAGTGCTTACACAGCAGCAGACGTTTTAACTAAGATTAAGACTGTAGACGGCTCTGGGTCAGGCTTAGATGCTGATACTGTTGATGGCATTCAGGGTAGCAGTATTGTTCAGACATCTGACAGCCGCCTGACAAATAGCCGTACTTGTAACAACAGCTTTGACAACGCTACTAGTGCAAGGACAAACTTAGGTTTAGGCACAGGAAACACCCCTAGCTTTGTTGGCGTGACTGCCGCAAGTAATGGTCATTTTACTGCAAACACTAGCAACTCTGGAAAATATGTAAGGTTGTATGGTTCCGCTGGTACAGGCCGTTGGGATATTTACGGACATGGAAATAATCTTCGGCTAGGGAACAACGACAACACAGGCTATATGGTTTGTGACAGAGATATTTATGCCCCCAACTTCAACACCACCTCAGACCAAACACTCAAGACAAACGTAGAGACGCTCACAGGTTCTCTGGATGCTGTTAAGTCTTTGCGTGGTGTCTCATTCGATTGGATTGAGAATGGTAACTCAGAGGTCGGCGTAATTGCTCAGGAAGTGGAAGCTGTACTGCCGGATGTAGTCAGCACCAATGACCAAGGCATCAAGTCAGTTAAGTACGGAAACATGGTGGCTCTCTTGATCGAGGCCATGAAGGAACAACAGGCTCAGATTGATGAACTTAAAGAACAACTTAACAGCTAATAGTGGAAGGACACGAAGATGGCGATTAAAGTAAACGGTACAACCGTTATTAATGACAGTAGGCAGTTGCAGAATGTTGCATCTCTTGATGCTAGTACAGTGGCGGCTTTCAATAACGCTGGTGTTGGTGGATACCTTAACAGAACTATAAACTTTTTATATACTGAAAGCGGCACTTTTGTTGTGCCAACTTCGGGCAAGATGGTTGTACAGGTAATCGGTGGTGGGGGCGGCGGAGCAGCGGTCCGATATGAAAATCCCAGTCAAGTAGCTGACGCGGCTGGCGGAGCAGCGGGGGGATATAGCCTAAAAACAGTAGCCGTAACAGTAGGTGATACCTACACTGTTACTGTGGGTGCAAGAGGGGCCAATGCCATTATCCCTTATTCGGCCGGCCAGTTTACTAGAACAGCAGGCGGCAATGGCGGCACTACCACTGTAACTGGACCTAGTAGTTTTAGTATCTCCGCTACGGGCGGCGGCGGCGGGGGTGTCGCTACGGGCGGCACTACGGCATATTCTGGCGCGGCTGGCTCTGGAAGCGGTGGGACTATAAACACAACAGGCGGCACGTCAAACACAAGCGGCGTAACTCGCCAAAGCTATGGCTGGCTGAGTGCATCTTGGGGCGCTTCAATTAGCATCGTGCAGGGGATTACGGGGGCTAACGCAAGTCTTCAAATGCAGTACCATGGCGGCAACTTTTATCCGTTATCAGGTACGGGTCCATTTAACGATACATCCAACCCCGCTGTTGTAGAGGAATTACTGGGACTGGGCAGAACTACCTATGTACTTTCTCCAATAAAATTTGACACTTCGGCAGTAAGCAAAGCAGGGGCAGCAACTTGGAGTGACCAATACTATTCTGGGGGCGCGCAAGGAGTCTGGGGCGAATTGGGTGGCGGCGGCGGTGGCTGCACTTCCACAAACGGTGGGAATTACACATCAGTCCAGCAAGCTGGAAAAGGTGGTTCAGGTGNGGTGAGTTTTGCTATCTTCACCGATGATGTTTCCGCGTAAATAAAATATAGGAGTGTAAATATGTCTATAAAAATATATGTCGCAAGCGATGGAAACAGAATACAAGTGCCATCAAGCGCATCATTGATAGATTGGCCCGGATATACAGAGGAAGAAACCTCGCTGATTGATATGTCTATACAGGCCAGAGAGTGGAGGGATATACTTCTATCCGACACTGATTGGTGGGCTGTAGCAGACCGCCCGATGACCACAGATCAAGCGGATTACCGACAGGCGCTGCGTGACATCACAGGTCAGTCTGGCTTTCCAACCGACATTACTTGGCCCACAAAGCCTGAGTAAACAATGGCAACACTAGAACAAATTAAACAGGCGGCAGAAACTGACTTGGTAACCTTCATCAAGTTGGTTGCCCCTGAACAAGTTCTAGGACAATGCCATGAGGATGTCTGTAACTGGTGGACACGGGAAGATCATAAGTCCCATCAGCTTCTTCTATTCCCACGGGACCACGGCAAGTCAAGATTAATAGCATTTCGTGTTGCTTGGGAGTTGACAAAGAATCCAGCATTGCGTATACTATACATATCTGCTACCGCTAACCTAGCGGAAAAACAACTAGGGTTTATCAAGGGTATCCTTACCTCAGAGATATACCGAAGGTACTGGCCTGAACACGTTCATGCTGACGAAGGAAAACGAACTAAGTGGACTAACTCAGAGATTATGTTAGACCACCCCTTAAGGAGGAAAGAAAATGTTAGAGACCCTTCGGTCTTCACTGGTGGTCTTACTACGTCACTTACAGGACTTCATTGCGACATTGCTGTCTTGGACGATGTCGTTGTGTACGAAAATGCTTACACAGGCGAAGGACGTAATAAAGTTAAAAGTCAATACTCTCTTCTCTCGTCTATCGAAGGGGCTGAAGCAAAAGAATGGGTCGTAGGTACCCGCTACCACCCAGCTGATCTATACAACGATTTGCTTCAAATGGTAGAAGATCAGTACGACGACAAGGGCGATAAGATAGGTGAAGACAACATCTATGAAGTTTTTGAAAAACCTGTAGAAGATTGTGGAGATGGCACAGGTGAGTTTCTTTGGCCCCGTAGTCAACGTAAAGACGGTAAGTGGTTTGGCTTTGATCTAAAAATCCTAGCTAAAAAACGTGGGCAGTACCTCGACAAAGGACAGTTTAGAGCACAGTATTATAACGATCCGTCTGACCCAGACAACGTACCTGTAAGCCCAGACAAGTTCCAGTACTATGACCGTAAACATATCAAAGAGGATAACGGCTACCTTTACTACAGGGACAATCGCCTCAACGTATTTGCAGCGGTAGACTTTGCTTTCAGTCTAAGTAAACGGGCAGACTATACTGCGATTGTTGTCGTAGGGATTGACTCAGATAATAACGTATACGTCTTAGACATTGACAGGTTTAAAACGGATAGGATTTCTGAGTACTTCGAACATATTCTTCAGCTATCCACTAAGTGGTCTTTCAGAAAACTAAGAGCGGAAACGACTGTTGCTCAGATGGCAATCGTTAGACAGCTTAAAGAATTAATTAAACAACATGGTCTGTCAATTAGCATCGACGAGTTTAGACCTAACAAAAGCCAAGGCAACAAGCAAGAGCGTATATCCTCTATCTTAGAACCTAGGTACGACAACATGAGTATCTGGCATTACCGTGGTGGTAACTCTCAAATACTAGAAGAAGAACTATCGTCCCGTAACCCTGCACACGACGATGTGATAGATGCCCTCGCCTCAGTGGTAGACATGGCGGTAAAACCTGCACGATCAGTACGTCGGCATAAAAGTAATGTAGTGCAATTTAACTCAAGATTTGGTGGAGTTTCCTTCTAATGGCTGGAACAACTATTGACATAGATCAGCTGATTGAGCCTCATGCTCTTGCATCAGATATTTCTGATCGTTGGACGAATTGGAATAACGCTCGTCAGACTAAGATTGAAGAGTGGAAAGAAGTCCGTAATTATATTTACGCAACAGATACTCGAACAACATCTAATAATAAACTGCCTTGGACTAACAGTACGACAACTCCCAAGCTAACTCAGATTGCAGACAACCTTCACGCCAACTATTTCTCTGCGTTATTCCCTCAACAGAAATGGTTTAAGTTCGAAGCGCACGACGACGAAGGTAACGTAAAACGTAAGCGTGATGTTATCCAAGCATATATGGATAACAAAGTACGTCAGTCAGATTTTGAAAACACTGTGAGTAAATTAATCAATGACTATATTCAATACGGAAACTGTTTTGCAACCGTTGACTTCTCCCGTGATTATACTGAGTACGAAAACGGAGAACGTATTGTCAACTATATTGGAC